GCACCTGCGCTATGCGGCTTGAGTGTCGCCCAGCGCCGTTCCGGTGTGTCGCTGCGGCCCGATTGTCCGGACTTGTTCGCCTTGCGTGACCAGTCGATCCAAAGCTGGCGGCCTTCCTCACCAATCGCGGCTTTGATCGCAGCACCGATCGTGATCCATTCATTCCCAGGCAGATCGTCATTCGGCAGATAGGCCAGCGCGGCGGCGACGGCTTCTGGGGTGCCACGCGGATCGGATCGCCCGCGCCAGGTGTCGCTCGGGCTATCCATGTTCAGCGTTGTCTTGCGCAGTGCCGCCGGCACCATGTCCCATGCGGCGTCCAGGAAGGCGTCGCAGGCCGCTTCGGTAATCTCGGGCAGGTCGGCAAGCGGTGTGTCGGTCAGGCCCTCCTCGGGCCAGGAATAAGGCTGCCCGGTAACAGGATGGATGGCATAGGCGACGAATTGCTGACCACGCGCCAGCACTTCCAGCGGATGGCGCTTGCGCCCGCGAAAGGCTGTCGCCGCACGATAGACCAACAAGCGCTTTGGCGCCTGGCCAATGCGCAGACACGGTGTCTCGCCCAGCATGCGCTTGGCCAGATCAGTGAGCGCGACCGCGACCGAGGCATCCGGCACATCAATATCGATGCCAACCACCGCACCGCAGGCGATGCCCACCGCGCAATCAGGCCAGCGGCGCCAGATGTCGATCTCGAAGGTTTTGGTTGGCCTGTCGCAGTGCCGCGTCCAATCCGGATAGGCCGCCCAGGCGCCTTTGCGGAAATGGCCCGGCACCTTGGCGCCCGGCATGATGGGAATGACCGGATAGCCATTATCCACCAGTCGCGCGCCGAATTGCGCCATGAAATCCTTCATGCCGCCCTCCCTGGCAAAGGCGGTGCGGGATGGCTGCCGCTATCAAGCCGCTGCGCCAGCGCGTCCTGATAGGCGGTGACGATCACCTCCAGCAGCGTCAGCCATTCGCCATCGGTCAGCACCGCAAGATCGGTCTTGCCGATGCTTTCCAGATACTCGCCCGCCATGGGGCTCGCGGCCTGGATGGCGGCGATTTCGTGTTCATCAGGATCAATCACGCCCCACCTCCGACGCATGGCATGCATGCAGCGCATGGAGCAGACAAAGCGCGGAGCGCCGGTCTTGCGCCGCGGATCGAACCAGCCAAAGCAGCGCGCAGTGCGCAGGCGACAAGCAGCGCATCTCACATGAACCTCACGGCGGTGATTTCGGTGTATTGCCCGGTGGGCCGGACCTGGATGGCGATCGGACGGCGCAGATGATGCTGCTGGGCCAACGCCTCATTCACCGTCATGGGCGGCGGAAGGTCGGGCGCGCGACGCCGCCACCAAGCCATCGCCTTTTCGCGAGGAAAGCCGGTGTGCTCGAAACACACCCATTCGCTGTGCTGGATAAGGCCGCATTCATAGATGACGCGGAGCGATGCCGGCTTGCCGGGCTTTTCGTGCCGCGCGTAGCCAATATCTGTGACGTCGCACCAGGCTGCCTGGATCTGCGTCGACAGCAGCGCGTCGGAGGCTGCCTTCGGTGCCACCTTCACCACCGGCGGTGGGAATTCGTAGTCGCATTCAATGCAATGCCGCACGCTAGCGTGGTTGATGGTTTTGCATTCGGGGCAGGTTTTGATTGGCGCCTTGCCGTCCTCTGCGGGCTCCTTCTTGCGGCCATCCACCGTATCGATCGGGCCGTGCCGTGCGGTATTGCCGGCGAAGTCCAGCACCAAGCAGTCATCCTTGCCCTCGGCCAGGCGCGTGCCGCGACCGACCATCTGGACATAGAGCCCGACGCTTTTGGTGGGGCGCAGCAATGCAATCAGGTCCGTGCCGGGCGCATCAAAGCCGGTGGTGAGCACATTGGCGTTGGTGACGCAGCGCAGCCTGCCATTCTTGAATGCGGTCAGGATGCCATCGCGTTCGGGCGCGGACGTATCACCCGTGACGGTCTCGGCCGAGATGCCATGCTCGCGGATCGCATCCCGCACATGGCGCGCATGGGCAACGCCCGAGCAGAACACCAGCCAGGATCCGCGGTCCGCACCATGCTGGACAATCTCGGCCACGGCGGCGTGCGTGACCTCATCGCGATCAACTGCCGCCTCAAGGTCCTTGGCGATGAATTCACCGCCACGCGTGCCGACACCGCCGACGTCAAGCTGCGTCTCGGTCTGCTTCGGGACTACGGGGCAGAGATAGCCCTGCTGGATCATCTCCAGCACCGGCACTTCATAGGCGATATCGGTAAAAAGCCGATCCTCGCCCTCGTGCAACAGGCCGCTGTCCAGCCGGTAAGGTGTGGCGGTGAAACCGACGACCTTGGTGAGGCCGGCATTGATCTCCTTGAGCTGCGTGAGAAAGCGGCGATACATGCCACTGTCATTCCGGCCGAGCAGATGGGCCTCATCGATCAGCACCAGATCGCAGCGCTGCACCTTGTATGCGTGGCGGTGGATGGATTGGATGCCGGCAAAGAGGATCTGCGCATGAATATCCCGCCGCGACAGCCCGGCCGAATAGATGCCTGCTGGCGCATCGGGCCAGGCGCGCATCAGCGCCAGGAAGTTTTGCTGGATCAGCTCCTTCACATGGGTGAGGACCAGAACACGAGTGTCGCCATAAGCGGCGATCGCCTCCTGCGTGAAGCCTGCGATGCAGAGGCTTTTTCCCGTATTGTGATGAACAGTGAAATCGGCAGTCAAATAGAGATGATCGCCATCAAGCGAGAAGCCATAGAAAGGGCCCTCCGGCAGCGGTTGTAAATCGAAACCAGTGACCAGCGGGCTCTTCTTTTGCCGGCGCGGCGCAGCACGTTTCCGTGCTACGCGGGTCGGGATCATATCTGTGTGGCCGGAGATAGTCACACGCCAGTATGTGCCGCCAACGCCGTTCTGTCCGAATTTCTGGCAAGGCACACATGACGCGCAAAGGCCGAGGCTCCGGGCAATAAAAGTGGTGTCCCTGGCCAGCCGCTCTGACTTGCTGATGTAGTCAAAACCAGTCCCGCCGAAAAGGTGACCATCAGTATCGAGTAGGCCCGCCAGAACCTCCAGGCGAACATCAAGGCTACCCAACTTGTAGCACTCGGGAATGAATTTCTCCGAGGCGTCGTGACCGGCGAGGCCAAGCTCACGGAGGATGGCTTTCACGCGGTTGGGCTTTCCACGCTGAGCGATGGTATTTGAAAATACAACGCCCCAGCAGGTACCGCGGCTATTCTCCCGCGCCCTATAGTGAAGCCCGTGTCGTTCCATCTCCGCCCAGAGGCCGTCGAGCACCTCTATATCCGGGTTGCTGACCGCCACACCATGCGTCAGGCATCCATCACCGAGCAGCACACCAAGCGCCCAGGGATCAAACGGCGGTGCCGGGCGGACCGGGAAGTCTACGGCAACCCGCCGGAGCTTCCTCAGGTGACGCCATGATTTGGACTTTGTGATATACTCACGGATGGAGATATTATCGATCCTGCTACCATCTTGAGTGCAGCGATAGGGCTTTCCTTCATTGGTTGTCGCAAGAGACAGAATATGACCCTCGTTGACGGCGAAGGCATCACCGCCACGCTTCGGGGTTACTTGCCACATGCGCTCGTGGCCGCGGGCGAGCTGCAGAACGCGACGTGGTTTACTGTCTGGCCCCATGAGCAGGTCACCTGGCACCACGTCTTCCACCGATTTTGTGGAACCGTCATGCATCAGGATCAGAGTCCCAGCCGCATGGCAGCCGGTTGGGAGCACGACCAGCGGATTTCCCGCGCTCTCGGAGAAATAGTCATATAGCGCGTCAATGGCTGCGCGCTGATAGGGGCGGAGGGAGAGGTTCATGCCGCCACTCCCATCGTCACGGCATCTGCCTTGCTGAGCCAGCGACCACCGCGCTCACATCCGGTGCAGATCAATTCAGCAATATGCGGTCCCTTACCGGGTCCCACGCGAAAGGTGGTGCTGCTGCAGGTAAGGCACGGGTGGTGCGGGATCAGTTTTGGCGTTGGCGTATCGGCAACGCCGTCACGCCACGCGGTACCATCGCGCAGCCGATAGCTGACCCAATCCTCGCCCGCATCCTCCTGCTCGCCGGCGATGAAGTCGGGGATAAAGAGATGCGCGACGCAGCCGGCCTCCTGCTCGCGCCGACCAAGCTGATGGTTGTGCCGCGCGCAATGCCAGGCACCGTCATTGATGGGCGAGGCATGCAGGCAGGAACGGCAATGACGCTCAGGCATCGCGGCCTCATGGCAGGTGGCGTGATGCTCGCAAAAGCGACATTGCCACCATGCTGGATCATCACTGATGCGCGCGGGCGGTCGGTTCGCGGCAATGACACGCTCGGCCTTGGCCATGATGCGTAAGGCGGCCTCGGCGTCGTAATGCAGGCGTTCCTGATAGAGCTCATCGGTGTTCTTGTTGACCGCGAGGTAAAAGGCGCGTTCCAATCCCGCCAGATGCATATAGGTCTGCATCTGCGCCCAATGCTGCGGCTTGGCCTTGGCAACGCCGTCGCGCTTGAGCGCGAGGAAGGACTTTTCGCTATGGGTCTTGAATTCGCAGACATGCCAGGTGCGCGGCGCTTCCGGCAGCCCGATCGCCACCGCATCCATGCTGCCGCCGAAATGCCCGCCCGTATCGCGCAGCTGCCATTGGCGCCCAGTTGCCGGATCAAGATCCAGCACCGTCACGCCAATGCGACGGAGATCAGCGACAAAGCGAGCCTCCGCCAGATTGCCAGTATCAAATAGCCGCAGCAGACGGCCCGTATGCCTAGCGCGCGTGGTCCAGCGAAAGCCGTACCAGATGGCGCGCTCGCATTCGGTGCCGATCAGTGACGCACCCAGATGTTCCCGATAGCCGTGATCGGCCGCCGCTTCATAGGCGGCATAGATGGCCGATACGGTGGGCGTTGGCGGGATTGGCAAGCAAACCATGGCAGCCCCCGCGATCAGGCGCGCCGCCAGGGGGGCGTGCCGCCGGTGCCCGGGCGCGCGGCAGGCGCCGGCGTTGTCGCGGGGCGGGGCGGTGGCGCTGCTTGGCTCGGCGCAACACTGGTGCTCCCGGCCTTGGCGGCGGAATAGCCAGCCACCTTGTTCCGCGCCTCGCGGTACACGCCGTATTTGTCGTTACCGGCAGGCTCGACCTTCAGCGTTACGAACAACGGCTTGAAGTGCAGCTGCTCGCTGTCGCCGACATGCATCTGGCCCACCGCGTGGCAGATGGCCGACAGGGTGCGTTGCGCGATCTCGACCGTTTGCTGGTTGCGGTTCACCAGGTTCAGCTGATCAAAGATCTTGCGGCGCGCGGAGGGGCCTTCCAGGATTTCAAAGACCAGCCTCAGCAGCTGACCGTCGCCCGCCTTGGTCGGCACCATTTCACTCTCGATCAGCTGCGCGAGGTACTTGCCGGGTGGCAGCACCTCGAGCGGGACGGCGGGGGCGACCTCGGTCGCATCAAAGGTTCCATTGAGGGATGCCATGGGATCAGTTCCCTGTGTCTTGGGTGGGGATGACGGGGGCGTTGGGGGCTGCCGCGTAAAAAGGAATGCCGGCTGCCAGATTGGCCCAGGCGAGCGGCAGGGTTTCTTCAAGGCCAAAGCGGTTCTTGGCCAGGAAGGCCGGGCGTTCGATTGTGTGCAGCAGCCGATCGCCACCACCGACACCGCGCACGACCTTCTTGTTAAAGCCGACATCGGATTTCAGCGTGCTGATCCGGTAATTCGCGAAGAGCACCGCATCGACATGCTCCTGCACCAGGGCGGAGGCACTTTTGTGCAGCTTTGGCTGGTAGCGGTCGTAGGGCTCGGTCTCCGGACTATCAAAACGCCGGATTTCCGCATGCGCGATCAGCACAACGCCCATGCCGCATTCATCGCGGAGCGTATTCACCGCATCGAGAAAGGTCCGCCAGGTATCCAGCGCTGCCTGATAGCCTTTGCCATAGCCGAAGGCTTCGATGTCGCGCTGATTGTGTTGCTGTGCCGTGTGCTGCCAGATCAGCGGTTCCAGCCAATCAAGGCTATCAATCACGAGCGTCTGGAACTCATGCGCCTCGGAATAGAGGCTGCCCAAGGCTTCCATGACAGCGTCGAAGTTGCGCAGCAGGCCGAAGGTCGCGGCATCAATCCGGCCGAGGCCGTCCTCGGTTTGGAGAAAGATCGGGTTCGGCGCATCGGCGGCGAGCTTGGTTTTGCCGACGCCGGCGACGCCATAGATCAACAGCCGTGGTGGACGCGTGTCCCCACCACGACGCAGGGATGCAAGGGAGATTGCCATTACGCGGCCTCCTTCGCTTTGAGGGCGTAGGAGGCGCGGCCTTTGGCCATCTCGCGCCACTGCGCCAGTTGGGTACGATTGCTCATGTGTGTCTCGTTGGAATGGGTGATGTCCGGCTCTGGCTTGCATGACGGCGGCCGGACGGGCGTCGTCATTTTCATCGGGATGGGCGTCATGACAGCACCAGCAGTTCCG